ACTATTTTTAGAGGATTATTAGCAGATGATAACACAATAGTTTCCGACCCTTTTCTACTTTATAAAGGAAGTATAGAGAATTTTGAAATACAAGAACAACCAAACTCAAGCACATTAAAACTATCTATTGCATCTCATTGGGCAGATTTTAATAAAAAGAATGGTCGTAAGACTAACAACGCATCACAACAAAGATTTTTTAGTACAGATGTTGGAATGGATTTTAGTAGTCAAACAGTACAAGATATTAAATGGGGTAGAGAGTAATGCAAGATATTATATCACTATATAGAAATTATAATAAATTTAATGTTTGTGAAGATAAAGAGTTAAATGAATATTTAAACCCAAGTATTAAACTAAATCAATATAAAAAACATTATTATAATAATGAATTAATTGGATTTACTAATTGGGCTTTACTATCTAATCAAGCACATATTAATTTTCAATCTAATGGTATTTTAAATGAAAGAGATTGGAATTCAGGAAATAATTTATGGCATATAGAAACTATCTGTAAATCTAATCTTAAAAGTATTATGAATTGGACTAAATCTTTTTTAACTAAAAAATTTGGAATAGGTAAAGAGATTAATTGGTTAAGAATTAAAAATAATAAAATTGTTCGTATTGTTACTCGAACTACAAAAGAAAGCTGGTTATAATGGGTAGTTTTAATCCTTTTAAAGCAGTTAAAAGTTTTGTTGGTACTGCTATAGGTTTTATGTCAAGTATGAATCCATTAGTATCTTTAGGTGTAACTTTATTTCTAGGCTGGGTATTAAGACCAAAAACACCTGATATTCCTGACTTTGGAACTAATGAGTTTGATGATTTTGAAAAAGGTATTTTAGTTAATAAACAATCTAATGACTCTAATATTCCTGTAATTTATGGAGAAAGACTTACAGGGGGAACTAGAGTGTTTATGGAAACTTCTGGCACAGATAATACTTATTTGTATATGGCTATCGTTATGTCAGAGGGAGAGATAAACGATATAGAAGAAATAAGAGTAGATGATAAAGCTGTTACTTGGGCAAGTACATTATCAGATGGAACAGAAGTAGAAGTAGGAAGTGGGGATAGTAATTTTTTTAAAGCTGACCCAACAGTTGATGGTTCAAGTGCAGAAAGTCTTATTAAAGTAGAACCTCACTATGGTACAGATGGTCAATCAGCATCATCTATATTATCTACATTATCATCTTGGGGAAGTAACCATAAATTATCTGGTCTTTGTTATTTAGCTTTAAGATTTAAATGGAATCAAGACGCATTTAATGGAATACCAAAAGTACAAGCTAAAATACAAGGTAAGAAAGTTGTAACTTTAGCATCTAATTTATCTGAACAAACTGCTAGTTATTCAACAAATCCAGCATTTTGTTTATTAGATTATTTGAGAAATACAAGATATGGAAAAGGATTAGCAACTAGTGAAATAGATTTACAATCTTTTTATGATGCCTCACAAGTTTGTGTAACTCAAGTAACACCCTATTCAGGTGGTAGTGATATAAATATTTTTGATTGTAATACTGCTTTAGATACATCAAGACCAATCATAGATAATGTTAGAGAGTTTTTAAAAGGTTGTAGAGGTTACTTACCTTACAATGCTGGTAAATATAATTTAATTATAGAAACAACAGGAAGTGCAAGTATAACTTTAACAGAAGATAATATTATAGGTGGTTATTCATTATCTACACCAACAAAAAATGACAGATTTAACAGAGTTATAGTTGGCTTTGTTGACCCAGCAAGAAATTTCCAAGTCAATGAAATTCAATGGCCACCAATAGATGATTCAGGATTATCAAGTGCAGATAGACATGCAACAATGAAAAATGCTGATGGTGGTTTTCTTTTAGAGGGTAGATTTAATTTCACAACATTAACTTCAAAATATCAAGCAGAGGAGATGGCAGAAGTTATTTTAAGAAGAAGTAGAGAGGCATTATCTTTAGGTATTAATGTTGATTTTAACGGCTATGATTTAGCGATAGGAGATATTGTCAACATTACACATTCAAGTATTGGCTTTGATGCTAAACCTTTTAGAGTTCTTGGAATTACTTTTAATCAAGATTTAACTGTAGGATTATCTTTAGTGGAGTACCAAGCTAGTCATTATACTTGGGCTTCTAAAGTACAAGTTACATCAACACCAACAACTAATTTACCTAATCCTTATAATATCCAACCACCAGCAAGTGTTACATTAGATGATGAATTAATTGAATATAATGATGGAACTGTAATTGTTGCTTTAAATGTAACAGTAGGTGCTTCTCCTGATAGCTTTGTTGATTATTACCAAGTAGAATACAAGTTAAGTACAGATTCTAATTTTATTATCTATGCACAAGGCTCAGGATTAAATCATAGAGTTTTAAATGTAATTGATCAAAAAGTTTATGATGTAAGAGTTAAAGCTGTTAATAGCTTTGGAGTTTCGTCAACTTATGTAACAGCACAAAGAACTATTATTGGTGCTATTGAACCACCTCAAGATGTTGAAGATTTTTCTTGTAATATTATAGGACAAGAAGCACATTTATCATGGACACAGATACCAGATTTAGATTTAGCTTATTATCAAATTAGATTTGCAACTGTAACAGATGGAACAGGAGATTGGGCAAACTCGGTATCTTTAGTAGAAAAAGTATCAAGACCAGCAACTTCTATAAATGTACCAGCGAGGGTTGGAACTTATTTAATTAAAGCTGTAGATAAACTAGGAAACTTTAGTTCTAACGCAACAGCAATTATTTCTAATGTTGTAAGTGTTGCAAACTTTAACGCAGTAGCAAGTCAATCAGAACACCCAAATTTTTTAGGAACATTTACCAATACAATAAAAACAGATAGCACTATTCAATTAGATTCATCAGAACTATTTGATTCAGCAAGTGGAAATTTTGATGCAGAAACATCTAGGTTTTTTGATTCTGGTGTATCTAATGCAGACTTCTTTGCAAGTGGTAATTATTTATTTGCAGATGTAATTGATATAGGTGCTAAACATACTGCAAGATTAACAGCTACTTTAAAACAAACTTCTAACAACCCAGACGATTTATTTGATAATAGATCAGGATTATTTGATTCAAATTCTTCTAACTTTGACGGAGATACACCAGCTAACTCTAATGCTCATCTTGAAATTGCAACAAGTGATGATAATTCTACTTTTACAACTTTTCAAAATTTTGTAATTGGAGAATATACTGCTAGATATTTTAAATTTAGAGTTGTTTTAACTTCAAGCGATTTAGCTTCAACTCCTGTTGTTGAAGAAGTATCAGTTACAATAGATATGCCAGATAGAATATTTAGTGGAAATGATATAGTATCTGGTGCTGGAACTAAAACTGTTTCATTTACAAATCCATACAAAAGTGTTAATTATGCAGTTGGAATTACAGGAGAAGACATGGCAACAGGAGATTTTTTTATTGTAGAATCTAAAACAATCAATGGTTTTAATGTAACATTTAAAAATTCAAGTGGAACAGCAGTATCAAAAACATTTGATTTTATTGCAAAAGGCTTTTAAAAGGAGTATAAATAAATTATGGCACAACACGATTACGACATAGCAAACCAATCATTTCCAGCTTTTAGAACAGACTTAAACAATGTTCTAGGTTCTATTAATTCATCTAATTCAGGTACATCAAGGCCTAGTAGTGCTGTCGCTGGAACAATATGGCTAGATACTTCAGGTGCCGCAACTGCTCAACTTTTAAAATTTTATGATGGTGCCGCAGATATAACTTTGGCAACTGTTAATTTCACAGCTAACACAGTAGAATTTGCTGGTGCTGGTGGAGTAACTTTTAAAGAGGGTGGAACAAATTTTACAAACAGTTTATTAGTAGGTACTTCTACAACAGGAACTTTAAGTTCTGCAGATAAAAATACAGGAGTTGGTTGTCAAGTACTTGCGGCATTAACTACTGGAGATGATAATACTGCAATTGGTAGAGCTTCTTTAAATGGTAATACAACAGGTTCTTCTAACGTAGCAGTTGGTAGTTCTGCTTTAAATGTAAACACAACAGGTGGTAACAATACAGCTTTAGGTACTTTTGCTTTAGATGCTAACACAACAGCATCAAACAATGTAGGTTTAGGTTTTTGTTCTTTAACAGGAAATACAACAGGTGCAGACAATACTTCAGTAGGTGCTTTTGCTATGAGAGTAAACACAACAGGTGCATCTAACACAGCATTTGGTAGAGATGCTTTAGTTGCTAACACAACAGGTTCTGGTAATACAGCAATGGGTTTATATGCTCTAGATGCCAATACAACAGGATCTGATAATATTGCAATTGGTCAAAGTTCTATGACTACTAACACTACAGGTCATAGTAATACATCAGTTGGAAGATTATCTCTACTTGATAATACAACAGGTAATTATAATTTAGCTCTTGGAAGAGAGGCTTTACCAAATAACACTACGGGTACTTCTAACGTATCAGTTGGTTATTATTCTTTATTTGCCGCCACAACAGCTGGATGTAATGTTGCTGTTGGAGTACAAGCTGGAGATAGTGTAACAACAGGTTTTGACAATACACTTATTGGAGATCATGCTGGTCATAAAGTTACAACAGGAAGTAATAACACTTTATTAGGTGTAGATGCTGGTACTGATGCTGTAGCAACTACGCAAACTAATAGTAATCAGATTGTAATAGGTAATAATAATAACACTCATTTTTATGCTAAAATTGCTTTAACAGTAACATCTGATTTAAGAGATAAGATGAACATTGAAGATGTTCCTTATGGTTTAGATTTTGTTAATCAAATAACACCAATTAAATATAATTTCAAAAAAGATAGAGAAACTGAAATTGTACATGGTGATAAAAAATATGGTTTTAAAGCACAAGAAATTTTAGCTTTAGAAGGAGATAGTCCTATTATTATAAATAATCAAGATACTAATAATTTAAAAATGACTACTGAACATTTAGTACCAGTATTAGTTAATGCAATTAAAGAATTAACAGCTAGAGTAAAGGAATTAGAAGATGAGTAGTATTATAAAAGTAGATACGATCCAGGACCAAGCAGGTAATAACATTATCAACGAATCAGGTAACACGATTACTATTGGTGCATCTGGTGATACTATTACAATACCTTCAGGTGCAACTTTTACAAATTCAGGAACTACTTCAGCAATCACAATCTCTGGAGCATTAACTGTAGATGGTGGCACAATAAAATTAGACGGAAATTATCCAACAGGAACGGACAATGTAGCATTAGGAGATACTGCTTTAGATTCAGTTGAAGCTGGTGGAACTGGTAATGTTGTTATTGGTTCTAAAGCTGGAACAGCAATTACTACAGGAGATAGCAATGTTGCTGTTGGTCTTTGTGCATTGAAATCAAACACTACAGCAAATGATAATACATCAATAGGTGGTCAGACACTTT